ATTTTAAAGTGGATATCGAAAAATTAAAAAAAGATATTTTAGATTCTACTAATAAACTATTTTAAATCCATTGACCTTCATTTTTATATCTATAACTAAAACTTAGATTTTTCTTTTGTAGTTCTTCTATAAGTTCTAAATGTTTCTTATAGATATCCATATTCCAAGTCACTTCTCCGTCACTACCAGGAATAGCTAATATTCTTGCTCTTTTAGCCGACATCGATTTTTCTCTAGAATAATCTTGATATCTCCATGGATCGGCATCTTCTTCAAATTTAAAATCAAAATCAGCTTTCCACTTACCTTCTTTATCAATAGTGAATTCGCAAATGGCTGTAAAATTACATCCTAGTCTATCTCCGAATTCATTCTTGATATCTTGAGGAGTTATGTTGATCTTGATATCATATCCTCCCCTCGATCGCCATAGCAATCTTAACAATGGCCAAATTTCATTTACCACACTATCTGCTAACGGATTTATGTTGGGCTTGATTATAGAAAAATCAAAAGTTTCATAATCTATTTGATTCAATATAGACGATTTATGGAATTTTATCTTATGATATTTTTTAGTATCAAAATTAGCAAATGAAGAGTCCTTGCCGGGACAATGCTCTAAAAATATGTTAAAAGTGACTAATCTTATAGCTCTATGTACTTTAGAATTCTTAAAATCTCCTGTAATCCAGTTGTTCATATAATAGGCTTTAATCATACCGAACTTTTCTGAATTTTGAGAAAGTATGGTATCGGGAGGTTCCGTAAATCCATGACCACAGGCTACTATTTTTATATAAAGTCTATTCCGCCATATTAAATTCATAGAATTGTAAAAATCTTGATATTCTTCTGTAGGAAATCCTATAATCCAATTGGTATGTGCTTCAACACCTACTATCGATCCATGATGTAAATTTTGTTCGATCTCTTTTACTGTTACACGCTTATCCATATCGATAAGAACTTTATCGGATCCAGATTCTATTCCGTAACTTAACATCTTGCATCCAGAACCAGCGAGATCTTTGTAATAATCAAAATCCATTCTCTCATCGCACCTGGCATATCCAGTCCACTGTATCTTAATACCGCTGGCTATTACTCCTTTACAAAATGCCCGCAATTCTTTAAGATTGCCATTTACTAGACTATCTAAGAACCAAATAAAATTTATGCCATAGGTATTATACAAATTTACGACTTCATTCAATGCATTGATCGCACTTCGACCCCTATATTTCCAGAAATGGGTCTCGCTGCAAAATACACATTTGGCAGTACAGCCTCGACTAAATTCAGCATTAACTCCGTTAGGCATCACATAATCATTCAAATCAAAATGACTGTAATCTGCCCAGGGCAATTTATCTAAATCTAATCTTTGGCCTTCGGTTTGAATAATAGTAGTCTGTTGCTCAGGATATTTTTCATTTTCAATATCGTCCAATATTTTAAGCAACATTTCTTCGCCCTCACCAGAAACCACATAATCATAATATGGTTTATCTGGGCCAGGAGGAAAAGCGTGACACTGCGGGCCACCTACCATGATCTTTATATGAGGATAACGTTTTTTAATTTCTGCTGCCATCCAATCTGTGGGTTCTTGATTGCAATAATATAAACTAAATCCCACAACATCAATTTTATCTTCTTCTATTTTTCGAATACAATCTTCCATTATGGGCTGAACATACTTGTGAAGATATTGATGATATGATTGACCCATCCATCTCCATTCTTTACTACCGTGCCATGGATCAAAGTCTATATCCCAATTTTTTTTATCTCTATAGCATTTGATATTAAGATCAACGCCGTCAGCACTATAACCTGCTTCTTTGGCAACTGAAACTAATCTTGCAATATTATAAGGAGGAAAATTTACTGCCCATTCTGGCAGTAGAAAAAATCTTACTTTAGTTTTTCTACTAACGTTATGTATTACTACTTCCGTGAGATTCTTTTGAGGGGTAGATCTAGCATAGGGCAAAATAGCTTCCATTATTTTAAGATGCTTGTCATCTAAATCTACAGGAGCCTGCATAGATTTTCTAACGATATTAAAAATTTTTTTCATCTTTGCCCTAAAAATTTAATTTCTTCGATACTTCTCGGATGACCTTTAATTCTATTTCTTATTAAATCTGGATTTAAAACCAACTCATTATTAGTATTACCGTTATGTAATTTCTTAATACAAAGATCTAAATCTTCTTTCTTCCACGATAATAAATGATCAAGACTGTCTAAAAAATAAGTTTTTTCGTCTAAGTGCAATAATTTTGCATCAAATGTCACACGCCACGGTAGCATAATGTATGGAATATTTAACATATGACAAAGATGCGCTGTTCCGCCTTCATAACCAATAACGCACTCACAATATTCAGAAATTAGATGAACTTTATCTTCCAATGAAACATCTTTGTTATCTAAAGTAATAACTTCATACCCGTATGTTTTTATCAATTTATATATTTTAGAATATTCATCGATAGAATAAATTTTAGATTCAGGATATACAAATCCAGGATTTTCGTATATTTTAGAATCTTGATATCCAGCTATACCAATATATTTTTTATCTTTTTTAGTATTTGGTAATTTTATGTAAGGACTATAAACTTTGAAAAGATCGCTAGGTTCTATTTCATTTAATAAATTAGATGTATGATTTATTATCAACTGTTCATCCGAAACGTTAAAAATTTTTTTATATTTTTCAAAATTTTTATTATTAAGATGTTCGCTTATATTAAGTTTTTTTACTCCATAATCTAATAAAACACAAAACACCATTAATTCTGTGCCTAGACCTTTCCTCCAATTTTTAGATAATGTGAGTTCTCTCATATTATTCCCATCTTGATTAATTCTTTTTCTAACCAATCGGCGATTAATTTGTGACCTTCTATGCTAGGATGAGAGAATCTAGTAAAAAGATGTCGATGTTCTTTAGACGGAGACCACTTGCTATGATCTATAATTTTCTTCGAATTACCCCAATTTTCTGTGAGAACTTCCATCAATGTATTTCCAGAAACACCTAAACCTATAAAATTTTCAAAATCAAATATTTTTTTCTCTGCTTCGGATGCCTCTAATATAGTATCATGAAACAAATTTAATTTAACTACTTTTAAATTATATACTTTTTCTATCTTTTCTATACTACTTAATACATAAAAAAGATCAACTAAGGGTATTTTGTGTGGATTACTAGCTAACCCTCGATCTAATATAGAAGGTCCTCGAGTATCCAAAAAATATTCTTTACAAGTATGCGGAAGAGTAAACCTATCTCTCCACGATGTAGTTAAACCAAAAATTACTATATCTGTATTTTTAATATCGGGGGCGTCCATCCAAAGTCTATCCAATTGGACAAAATTACTGCAACCACTAATAGCTCGGTTCGTTAATTCAACTTCAAGTTTTTTTGCCAGATGAGATACGAAGCTAATGTTATATCGGTTATAATTAGAGTTTTCTTCGATAGCATCTACTCTTCCAGGTATATCCTGGTCACCTGCTACAAAACTATCGCCATATGCCCATATTTTTTTCATAAAGATTTATATATTTCTTGAGCTGTTAATTTATGAACTTCAATTTGATAATGTCCATCATGTTCGAAAGGTCTTTGAATTTTTTTCGCACATTTTCTCATTAAGTTTAATTTAGAATAATTTATCATAGAATGATTGACTAAATTTTCAAAATAATCTATACATTCTTTATTGTTATTTTTTATATAATGTCTAGCACTTGATATATTAGTTAATATCCATTCGCCATTCATTGAATCTATAATCAAAGGAGATTTTCCGGTTATAGAAATTACTGTTTCTTTAAGAGATGCTAAATGAAATAAAAATTTGATAAGATAATCCTCATTGGTATACCTTGAAATAATCGCTTTAGATATATTAATATCTAACGGATCAGTAAAAACAGATAATGGTCTATCTATCATTAAATCGTGTTGATTTGTATCAAATATTTCGTATCTTCCGATAGAAGTTAGTTGTATAATTACAAGATCTATTTTAATGCCTTGAGATTTATAATTTAATAAATCCAAAATAGTTCTGTAACATATACCGCCCATACTAGAGCCAGCTCTTGCTGCATTTATAGTTTTAATCGATTTATCTATTTTTTCTAATTGTGCTGGATAAGATAAGTTTTTTTCTACTATAGAATAAACATTTTCATATACTACTCTACTTTGATTTGTATCATCATAAAATTTTGCCACAGTTTTATTATCTACCACTTCATCATAATTTACAAACTTTTTTCTATAAAAGAAAGATTTTGTGTCTGAAAATTTTGAAATCTCTATTTTTTTAGATTCTAATTCATCTTCACTAAAAACACCGGGGTATGTTGGAATTAAATAATCCCCTAATCCTACTCCTGCTGTAAAACTATCACCATTACAGTAAATTAACATAAGCTGTTATAAACCTCTGGCCATAATTTTTCAAATGAATATTCACTCATTTTAAGTTGACTTTCGATATTTTTTATATCATCGATTATTTGAATATTATTGTTTTTCTTTAAATTAAATTTATTCTGATCGATTTTTAATTTGTTTTTAATATCGATCAACCAATGTAATCCGGGAGCATCAGGAAATCTTTCTTGACATTTGTCTATCTCTTTTATGGCTCTTTTTTTCATCTCCCGAGACATATTCATTACATTAACATCGACATTGTTTCCAGAAGATTCTAATAGATTCCAAAAAACATTACTAAATCTTTTCTCTAATATAAATTCATAAAATTCTATTAAATTAAAAGCACTGTACACGGAATATAACGAATGTGCTTCTAGTCTAGAATTTTCTTTTTTATTTTCATTGACATAGTCTATATTTTCGTTAAATGTTTTCCAAGAAGCACCTCTTCTTACGTACTCAAATCGAGATCCTACAGTTTCAAAACTTACTCCCCAGTGCATCGTTGGTTCATTTAATAATTTTTCAGCTATTTTGTTTGTTTTTATAGGTACAGATAAATTAGTTAAAATATAAAAACCATGACCAGATAATAGATCTATAAGTCTACTGTTCTGTTTTTGAAGTAAAGGTTCTCCCCCAAGCAATATATTTCCACTTGACATATAACCATTATTGATATTCTTTTCTATAAATTTAAAAAGACTTTCTTCATTTTGTTCGTTAACAGTATTAATCTTTATGCCTTTTATATCACTCCACTTAGAACTAAAATATTCATAACAGTAAACACAAGATAGATTGCAAGTATTACTCCATCTTAAATCTAGACGTTTTAAAACAAATGTATTCTCGTCTATATTTTTTATTTGTTGAGACAACTCTTCTCTATCGGACAATCTTTCAGATCTAGCTCCTTGCTCTTCTTGTTTTTTGCATTGAGCACATTGAGAAGGCCAACGATTTTCTAACAGATCTTTTCTAACTTTTTTTGCTGTATCATTTTGTAATATTTCTTCTATAGTGTTCCTATGTAAACTTCCCAAACTTGCATTAGCAGAACAACAAGTTTTGATGTCTCCATCTGGACCTAAAAATATTTCCGTGAAAGGTAATGAACAAAATACATCTTTTTTCATTCTGCTTTAATCCCAAAATTCTTTTCTATTCTCCAATTTCGAGATTTATCATCCATTTTTTCATGTGTATAAATCCTGTCTACTCTACTATAGGTTCCGCATATATTTGCACAATATGCCATCTTGCCTTCGGCACAGCTAGGTTTATTCCACGAATCTGTAAATACTCTATCTAAATGCCCGGCATCTAAAATTTCTTTTAAAGAATGCTTGTTTAGATCGAATTTATCCCAACCATATTTTTGCATTTCATGATGTAATTGCAGACTTTGACTATCGCTGTGAACACCGTTCAAATGTGTACCTATGTAACAACATGGAATCACCCGACCTTTTTGATCGACAAAAATTTCTTTTCCGCCGGTCATTGTTTCTGCTTTACATTTAATTTCAGCTCGATCCAAAGTTGAATTATCTTCTCGTTTGAGCATATCATAAACATTAGATACTGCTTTATTATGATCCCAATGCGGTTGTTTAGATTCTTTTAATCTCTTGTAATGATCTATATCAAATTCCCAAAATCTTTCTTCTACTGGTCCTTTAGGATTTTCGAGATTTCTATTTTTTGGATCTACCGGAGCATCTATCCAATAATCGAGTTTTCCTTCTCTATTCATTGCACTCATTCTGATCAAACTAGTTCCGTTGTCAACGCCTAATGCTTTTTTAGGAACGAATGAATAAAATCCTAATTTTTTAGAAAGATCTTTGGCTTCGTCTATTTGATGTTCGTTATGTTTGAATATTAGATAATCCCACTCTGCTCGACCACCGGCATTGATAAATGCTTGAACATTGGCCATTAGTTTTGACCATTCTACGTTACGACGGTATAAATGATTAGTATCTTCTAAACCGTCAATACTAAAAGTACAAGACCAAGACCAGTGATCTCTTAGTTTTTTACCGAAAAGCTCTCCCATCTTGGCCCAAAACTCCGGCTTTCTCATACCGCCATTTGTATTCATTCTTACAGTAGTCATTGGGCTTTCTTCGGCTATGTATTCGCATATCTCGTACAAATCTCTAGCCATTCCCGGATCGCCATGTACACCACAGAATAAAATCACCTCACATTTTTTTAAAATATCAGGCGGAAAATATTTCTTAAATTTTTCTATCGTGATCTGATCTATTTCTAGATCCGGTCTTATCAACGGACTGTTTATATGAAATCTCGTACACATTGGACACGCTGCATTACAGGCATTAGTCAATTCTATATGAAGTTGACATAATTGTTCATGATTAAAGAAATTTTGCATTTTAAATTCCGATGATTTTTGAATATTCTGGGTAAACTTGTGAAAAATTTTGTCCGCGATATTCATCATGTACTTTGGTATATTCAAGAAATTTCTCCCAATTCTTAGCGTGAGGCACGCCCTGTTTAATATAATTGATCACACCCGGTAAATGGTAATTATACATGTGATGATCAACAGTATCCTGAGAAATTGATTCCAATCTTTCAATTACTTTACCTTTGATGTTCTCTGGCAACTGCGTAAGATTATACCAAATAGGTCCATGTACTAAATTAAGATATGGTCCAAAATCTTTAAAATTTTCAGAATGTTCTTTAAGTATGTCAGGCAAACTCCATATGTTTAATGAACTTAATGTAATACACCATCCTAAATATAGATTCGAAGTTCTAGCATTAAATTCTCGAGCCTTTATCATATTAGATTTTGCTTCTTCCCAGACTGCGGGATATCTCATATAAGTAAATCCATCTCTAATACCGTCGATACTAAAACTGATATGAACATGACGAAAATGTTTAAAAATTTCTACATTTTTTTCTGGCCACTGTGTGCCATTAGTAGCATAGTGTACTTCCATGTCTTTAGAATAGCCTTTTTCTACAGCCACTTCTAACACCTTCCACATCTTTTTGCTCATGAAAGGTTCACCGCCATAAAAATCAAACTGCTTAATAGTGGAAAGATTGTCTTCTAGATCATCCCAGAATGGACTTTCATCATCGTAATGTTGATGATATTTTTTCATGTCTTCGGAATATAATTTAAAAGTCGGATATCTTTTACTTTCATAGATGTCATAATATTCCTGCATCCAGGTACTACTACTATGAGGAGCACAAGTTCTACATTTTAAATTACATGTATTCCCCAAATTTAATTCAACCTTAGCCAATCCCTCAAAAGGAGCATTTCCTTTTCTCAGCCAATCAAAGTATTTTTCGTTATCGCGTAATCTTTTACTTTTACGACCTGCATCTTCTTCTTCAAAACACCAGCTACAATGACTATGACGAATTCCGGCTGCCAGATCTTTTCTAGCTCGTTGAAAGTTTTTCTGATTAAAATTTTCTTTGATTGTATGGACACCTAATGTATGAGTTAGATTTTCATTTCTATACATGCAACAAATTTTAGTTGTGCCGGTATTATTTCCGCTCATAGCATGATCTGCATTTACACACCAAGTATCTTTATTCTGTTCGTTAATCATAATCTTTCCTTAAGATTTTTTTTACCTTTTAGTATATCTTTGAATTCATAAGTCCATCCTTGATGGTGTGTTCGATATATTGAAAATAATTCTCTATCGAGATTTTCTGCGATATCTCTAGGTCCAGGAAGAACTTGAGGCAGTACTTTTTCTAAATAATCATAGTGTTCTGTAGGCAAAGGATGATTGTCCATTATTGTTATGTTATTAATAACTTTGGGTCTATATTTTTTGTATTCACCCATTATCGTAGCATAATCACTTTTAATTGTATCCAAAATATCTTTATAAACTTCAGCTGCATCGATGGTAGATGTTTCAATCGTTTGACCTCTTAGATCGTCATACATATTATTTGTGGTTATGGGAACCATCGATAAAAAATAATATTCGCATCCAATATAATCTAAAAATTTTTTAGCCGCTTTAATAGCTGCTAGATCTCTTATGACAAATCCCTTAAAATCAAAATATTTTTCAAAGTCTTTTCTTTTTTGATAGAGATTGAATACTCCTCCCTTACATATCCAATTATTATCTTTATATCTATCTTCTCTTGAGGAACAGGTCCATTGTATGATAACTAGATCATCTTTACCTATTCTATGATGCTGATCCGATTCCATAAGTGCATTAAAAATATACATATTTCCTGCTCCTGGTCGACCGTAATTATAGTATTCCTCAAATTTTATGCCTACTAAATCAGCCCAAGTGGGATGAGCATAAGATGTAAAACTACAGCCATAAGAAAAAAATCTTCTATTTTCCATAATTGTCATAAAAATCTTTACACTGATGATAAAAATCCGTGTACTCCGGAAATACTTCTAAAAGATTTGTTCCCAATCTACGATCATTTTCAGTAAAGAAACTATAAAAATCCCTGCGACCTTGTTGAATTTTTTCTTTACTAACAGGATTTTCTTTCATATAATTAGTTACACGGAGCATCTTTTCATATTCAACATCAGTAAACCATTGTTTATTATCTACAATGAATTGCAATGTTTCTTCTTGATATTTAATAAATTCTTCCGGTAGTATGTTTATCATCCAATGAGGGGGTTCTTTAAGATAAGGTGTGTCGAAAGCCACAGATTGAAAACCGAACTTTTCTCTCCATTCTATAACTTTGTGCAATAATTTCTGGAAATTAGTTACACAAAGAACATTATAAGTACACATTAGATTAACTGTTGCTCCGGCTTTTATAACTTCGATCATATTGCGTTCCCAATGATCGCATTTTAGTCCAGTGCGCATGTATTCAGCTTGTTCTCCCCAACTATCGATACTGGTAAAAAAACTAAACTTTCGAATCTTCTTTTGTTTAACAAGACTTTTTACTCTCTCGATCAATCTATCAACTTTATCGAACGTAACACCTAAATTACTGTTTAAAGTAATTTCTAAATGTGGAGCAGGTTCTGTTTCTAGTAGATCAAAAAATTGCATAGCTCCGGGATTCATTAATGGCTCGCCGCCGGTAATTCGTAACGTATGCAGATCTTTTCTTAAACTTGGCCACCATTTCCAAAAAGCCTCAATGTAAGGATTTTCATCCTTAGGTCCATAATAATTACCAGATTTTAAAAACTCAATGCCGTATTGATTATATGTTAAATCGTAATTACCATGTTTCTTAATTTCTTCCATCCACATAGTGCTAGCTTGAGGACAGCAATATCCGCATCGATAGTTACAACCGTTGCCAAAGCTAACTTCTAAATAACGAGGATTAATAGGAGCATCCCAGGGAAGTTCTGCCAATTTTTCAATCATTGGTTCAGCGAAATCGCTTGAGCTGTGTATCATACGATCGCTGAGATGCTCGCCTGGTAAATCTTCAATATTCCAACAATAATAACATTCTTCAGGACGGCCTCCTTCTAACATTGTTTTTCGTTGTTGTTTTTTCCATTTAGTATTATGCAATGCACTAGGATCTTCGGCGATTTCTTCTAAAGGGATGTGATGGGGTCTAGGATGATAACAACTGTGATTATCTCCTGTATGTAGATACAAAGTTTGATGCAACCATTTCATTGCACAGAATCCTTGCCCTACTGTGTTTAATCTATCTCTAACATTTTTAATAAAATGTACTCTACTTTGATCCATTATTATGCCTCTAAATTTACGCTACCAGTTATTTCTTTATTAATAAACTTTGAAACTACATCCGCTAATTTTTTATGAATCTCTTCATTAGCAATATGATTAGGTCTCCGATCATTTGAAAAATACTCACACAATTTCTTTTCATTTACAATGTGTTTACACTCTTGTCTCGAGTAATATATCAATGCCGGTTTTATTTGATTAGAAAATTCAATAAAATATTTGTAAGTATTTTTATCAACATAAACAAATTTTTTATTTAACCATCCATTTACTTCTGCGTAATCGCTGGGAAATCCCCAAACTATCACATGATTTATATTTTTATCGTTTAAAATTTCATAAATTTTAGAAATACTTTGTCTATATATAGATTTAGATTTCAAATCCCATTCCGGATCTTCAATATTCATATAATCTCTCGATTTATCGCTCAAACAAAATATTACAAAACTTTTTTCTATTTCGTTGAATAAAAATTTAGATTGAAATAAATCTAAAATTTTAGAACAACTTAGTCCTGCTGCTGAATAATTTGATAAATTATATTTTTCGGAAAGACGATTAATCCAAGACCAATTATGCCTAGATGAGGTACTGAAACTGTCTCCGAATACAAATATTTTATTCATGTTAATTTTTTACATTCATTCCAAAAATTTTCAAGCTCAGGAAAAGTATTTAAAAAATTTGTTCCTCTTCGTTGATCATGCTGGCTAAAGAACAAATAAAAATTTTTCATAGCTAAATTCATATCGAAAGCTGTGTCAGATTTTATCCAATCTATTAGTCTTTGTACCTTGCTGATTTCAAAATCGCTAAATCCTTTAAACTCATTCCATTTAGTTTCTGGATTATACTTCATAAATTCCACTGTTTTTTCAAGTTCAGTTACAAGATGCGGTAATAACTTTGGATTTAAGAATTCAGGATCTAATAATTGAGGGACATCGAACCAGACTAGCTGGCGGCCATTATTAAATCTTTTTCTTAATTTTAAAATGTTTTCGATATAAACATGAAATCCTGTATAACTTAAAGCGTTGAATGTAATGATAAATGTTAAACTGTGTTTGTCTCCATTTTCTAAATAATCACAAACATTATTATACAGCAAATTAAAATCCATGCCATTTCTTATGTATTCGGCCTGAGATCCCCAACTGTCTAAGCTACAGAATAGCATAAAATGATCAATGGCATCAATAGCAGTCATTTCTTTAAGACTGGTCATAAATTTAGACCATTGATCGCCGGGCGGACAACAATTTGAAGTTATACTTAAATGAAGATCTTTTTTAGGATTATTTTTTACATAATCAAACATTTTGAATGTATTCTTATCCATTAGCGGCTCGCCGCCTGTCATCCTAAAAGTTTGAAGAGTAGGATATACTGTTGGCAACCAATTCCAGAATGCTAAAAGATAAGGGTTATCTAGACTGTTATCGATATTTAAAGATTTTAACCAGGTAATATCATTATGCCATCTGTCATTTAGTATGAATGCACCATTGCGTTCTACATCTTGTTGCCAGGCAGTTGATAAATGAGGGCTACAATAACTACAACGAAAATTACAGGCTTGATTAAAATTGACCTCTACATATCGGGGTAATGCATTTCCCGTTGAACCAAGCTGTAATGCTTCTTGTATTAAACCGTGTTCATAGACATCCTTGCTTCTATAAGCACGATCGCTAAGTTGACTTCCGCTATCTTCTATCTGCCAACAAAAGTTACATTCCTCGGGACGCTTGCCCTCTAACATCAGTTGTCTTTGTTCTTTTTTATACTTTGTATTATGTAAAGCACTAACATCAATTTTTACTTCTTGTAAAGGAATTTGATGGGCCCTAGGATGATAACAACTATGAGTTTTGCCTGTTGGTATATGTATACTAACATTAAACCACTTGGCCAAACAAAAGCTCGGACTAATTTTATTAATTTCTTGATATACGAATTCTGCATCGGCGAGATACCTAGATTCATATCTACCGTTTATTTCTCTTAATTCGTTACCTTTTATATTTCTATTGTATTCCATCGAATACTCTCTTTAACCAATCAAAATCGTTAATTTTTCTTAGAGCTTCCGGATTATTTTTATTTTCTAATCCATATTCTCTACCTAGTTTAGCACCGCTGATAGCCCATTGGCCGAACTTTCTATCTGCTCCCTGAGAGCACCAAATATCTAGTCTTTCTATCGTTTCTTCCTCGTATTGACCTTCTATGATACGGCTCGCTAATTTACAGCACTCCCTAAATGCAGATCTCCAAGTAGCAAATTCATCAGTATTAAATGCATTAATGTTAGACACTCGATCCATGGCTTTAAATTTCTTAGATATAGAGGTGGTCATATCTGGAGTAGTAACATCCATATCTAATACCATTTGTCTAGGTAACAATTTAACTCCACCGTAACCATATTCAAGATCATTTATCGGATTGCGACTTCTCCAGACATGTACGCAATCTACATCATAAGAAGACATAACTAAATTAAAATTGAAATCTTTTTCAATCATAGCATCACCATCTATTACCCAAAACATATCTGTATCGCACAAAGATGCTGCCTTGATGTGAGCTTGATGTATTCCTTTTACTCCGTGAACTCTTTTAGCCCTTGGGCAAATTTTTATTAAATTATTATAATTTTCGTCAGCGTTAGGTTCGTTATAAGAAATAAACACAACATCATAAGGTCTGTGCATTGATACTAGTCGATCGTGTTCTTTTTTCGTAATCAAAAATCTATGATCAAATTCTCGTTGACTTAAAGGTTTATCTTTAGATAATAAAACCAAACTGTTTATATAGATTTCTTTGTCATTGAACAAATGTTTAAAAGTATGATTTTCATTTCGATCGTGATCATATTTTCCATCGTTCGGATCAAAATACAAATCAAATACAGTTTCATCAATCACTGTTATTTCAGGCCAAATTACCCAGAACAACTTTTGTTTTTCTTTTTCTAAAATTTCTTGATAATGTTGATATGAAGTTACATTATATCGATTATATCTAAATCGGCTAACAGTTCTATCGTGTTCTTTTTTATCTATGAGATATTTTCTATCAAATTCTCTTTTAGAAATGATTTTATTTTTAGAACACAAAAGTAATCCATTTAAAAAAGATGGACTATTATTGCAAAGATTTTTAAAAACATGATTTTCATTTCGATCATGATCATACATTCCATCATTTGGATCAAAATACAAATCAAAGATACTTTCATCGATTATTTCTATATTCGGCCATTGACACCAAAACATTGGCTGTGTCTGACTTTCAATTATTTTCAAATAATCATCATAATCGTCAATTTTAAAAATAGGGTAACAAAATTTACTTGCTACAATCTCATGTTCCTTTTTATCTATGAGATATTTTCTCTCAAACTCTTTTTTAGAAATAATCTTATCTTTTGAAAATAATACCAGTCCATTTAAAAAAGATTCTTTCTTATCACATCGATTTTTAAAAACATGATTTTCTGATCTGTCGTAATCATACTTTCCATCATTGGGGTCAAAATATAAATCAAAAATAGTTTCGTCGATTATCTCTATATTCGACCACTGGCACCAAAACATTGGTTGCTTAGAATTTTTCGTTATTTCTAGATACTGATCGTACGATTCGATTTTAAAAATAGGATAACAAAATTTACTTACTACTACATCATGTTCTTTTTTATCTATAAGATATCTTCTCTCAAACTCTTTTTTAGAAATAATCTTATCTTTTGAAAATAAAACAAGACCACTAAGATAAGATTCTCGATCATAACATCTGTTTAAAAAAACATGATTTTCAGCTCGATCGTGATCGTATTTTCCATCATTAGGATCAAAATATAAATCAAAAATAGTTTTGTCTATCATTGCTATTTCGGGCCATTTTCCCCAAAACATCTTACTTTGTCCTGTTTGGCATATTTCTAGATAACGGTCGTAAGAATCTAATTCGTAAATAGGATAACGATAACGACTCGCTATTATATCATATTCTTTTTTATCTACAGCATATTGTCTATCAAATTCTTTTTTAGACAACCTTTTGTGCTTGCTGCATAAAATCACTCCGCTGAGATATGACTCTTTGTCGTTGCACAAATTTTTAAATATATGATTTTCTTGCCTATCATAGCTGTTGTGATGACTAAAATATAAATCAAAAATAGAATCATTGATGACATCAACATTGGGCCATACTATCCAAAACATTTCATCTTCGATTTTCATATATTCATTATATGAAGATGGTTTATAGATATGATAACGATTTGGCCTACTAGCGATTATATCGATTTCTTTTTTTTCTGCGAAAAATCTATGTTGAAATTCTTTTTTTGTTATAGTCGTATTTTTAGGAAATAAACATATACCATCATAAAAGTCTCCATTCTTAAAAATGTGAACTACATTGGTATTATATTTAGGAACCGTAAAATTAAAATCGAATCCTTCTTCTATCTTTAGGTCGTTCCATACTACCCAAAACATATCCGTTACTGTTTTATTTTTAGCATCGAGATATTCTTCATAAGAATTAATATAAAATTGTTCATACTTTTTAGGAACACTGGCAATTATATCTATTTCTTTTTTATCCGTGAAAAATCTATTTTCAAATTCTCGTTGACTTATTGTTTTTTGTTTGGGGAATAAACAGATGCCGTCATAAAAATCACCGTTCTTAAAAACGTGAACATACATGTCATCCCATTTAGTTGCTGTATAATCTAAAAGATTAAATGAATCTATGAGATCAACGTTTTCCCATATCGCCCAGAACATCTTTGTAAATGCTTTGGTTTTTATATCTTCATAGGAATTTACATTAGATAATCTTTGGGCAAGCGGATATTTTGATTTGATTTTTTTCCAATCATCGTCGTTGCCAGATCCACGAGAAACGTAAAAAATATCATACATTTGCAGGCACTGGCATTTTAAAGTAGGTATCGTTTAGATTCATAGTTTCGTTATACAAATCTAAAGTATATTTGCTTTGTTGAGAATCTAACCAAGGCCAATCTAGACCTAAATTAGTTTTGATTTTCTCTCCTAGATCTTTCGTAGCTTCAACTAATCCATCACCCTTAGCTTCCTCGTAAGGTCTGCCATATTGCTTCCAGATATCCCTTAAGATCTCAAAATCTCTAACATCTACATAGTTCCAATCTGTGCAGTTAGCCATCCAGGTTCCTAATCTAGCACCATAAACAGCAAATGTTCCGTGTTCTTCATGGCTTCCTACAGTTGACCACATACGTAGTCTGTGTATGTTGTGCCACCATATGCGTTCTTTAATTTCCTGAGGTGGTACCTTAACTCCATCTAGCAATGTCATCTTTACACCTTCACGAAAGCCCGCCCGCCAGGCTTGGAAAGGATTACCTGTTATGATACTATCGCTAAAACTTAAAGGAAAATTACGATAACCATCTTCCCAGCAAAAATCCACTTGACCTCTATCGCTGTCAGAGTTTTCGTGGGTTTTCATGTTGAGAACAAAATCTTTCTTCCAGATTTTTAATCCACCATTGCCATAACGCAAGCCATTTATCACGTTTCGACCACACCAACCGTATACTTGAATTTTAGGATCTGACATGTCTAGATCGATATTGAAGAATCTAGGATCGACAATGTTGTCAGCATCAACCGTGATAAACCATTCAGTTTCAGATTTTTCTGCTGCGGCTTTATGAGCATGATCACTGCCTTTTACTCCGTGAACACGCTTTGCCCAAGGCACTTTATTGCAAAGATCTGCATAATGCAAATCTGCATTTGGTTCATCATAACTTAAAAATACAACGTCAAATTCTATAACTTTCATTTGTAGTTAATCACATAATTTTTAAATAATCTTCTAGTATAGACACTAAACTGTGCATAATCAAAATCTTTAATGATTTTTGATTTTCCGACTAGATCATTTATTGTAACAGAAATTACCTTAAAAAGCACGTTCGGATCATTGTAATCGGTAACTAAAAAATTCATTTCTGTGTCACCATCCCAAACTATTTTTCTCTTTTTTACTACAACCTTGGGCTTTTTAGTTCCTCCAAATTCTTCAGATAATTCGATCTTTAGAATCTTTCTTTTAGAATCGTGAGTTAGATAAATGTCAGGTTTTTTTATTTCAGAATATTTTGTAGAAATAATTCTGTGAAGAACATCATCGATGGTATAGACATTTTTAATTTCAGCTACCTCTATCGAATTTGAATTTATATCAACTACACAAGAACTTATTTTTATTTCTGCATTAATAATAGATTCTGCAAGGTCTTTGTCTACCGGTATTTTATTTTTTTCTTGTTCAAAGGCGTGAGATGGTCCCACACTTAATACTGCACCGGTAGAAGGATCAAATGTTGCAACGTATTCGACTGGCTTAGGTGTATAATGTTTAATCCAAGTATCAAAATCTATCATTTTTTCCACGCAATCTCTTCTAGGATGTTAATAATTTCGTCATTAATTTTATTCTTTTCGACATAATGAACTATATCGCTCTGATGATAATTTCCAATTTTTAATTGACCTTTTCTATTAAAATAAAATCCCACATGATCGCTCCAGCAATCAGCTGGCCAAGGCCAGTTCTGTATCATAGGTTTCATATGAACTATTCTAGGAAACTCTAAAGGATAAGAAATAGTATCCGATATTCCTAAAATTTTAGCCGATAGAGCAAACGCTTCGTCGGTGCCTATGATTCTGGGTTTATATTCTGATAAAAAAATATTTGCGAATTCCGTAGGATTAGAAATTATCTGTCTACCCACATCAAAAAAAGATGATGCTAGTCGACTTTCTTTCTTAAAGAAAGTATACATGGAATACAGATTAGGAAGATCATTTTTTATAAAAGTTTTTCTATAAAATCGATCATCTACTAGCTCACCTCTGTATGTATAAGATTTATTAGCTACATATAATTCAGAATTTTCTAAAAAATAATCAACCCAATGACTATAATCTCTTAGAAATAGCATGTCAACATCTAAACAAATAGTGGCATCAAATGGGGATAATTGATCCATCCAGGATCTACCATCCCAAAAATCTTTTTCGGCCCATTCGATCACATGATCAAATACCCAAGAACTGTTAAATCTTTTTAATTTATTTTTATCATCTAATACTATTGCTACTTGATCGTATCCTGGTTTTTGAGTATTTTTAATACTAAGAGCAAGACCATAGGCTAATTGCAGATAATCCGCTGATTCATTTTCGGATACAATTAATAGATATCCAAATTTCATATTAATTCCAATAACTTTTCTTTATTTCTTACTATGCTTTGCTTATTCATGATATGAATGTCTACTCCGGATATCGAAGCTGCACAATAGGTATCATCTAATCTCGGCGTTATTAAAAAAGTTAGTCTAGATCCAGATACATCATGTAATATGTCTCGATCCAATGCAGATAAAACTGGTGGTAGTTGCTGAGATTTTTGTTCTTCGAAACCGTCTAAAATATGTTTGGCTATGCTAAAAGATATATCATTTCTATATTGTCTACTGTCGAATCTATAGATATCTGCAAAATATTGATAGTTCTCTTTGATACATTGCACAAGATCAAAAAACAATTTACTTTTTTGATTTTTTGTAAACATTATCGTAGTGGCCCAATACAATTTGATTCCTACATCTGAAATGTATCTATCATGATAACCTAGTCTCTTTTGATCGCATATATCATTAATTGATTCTCCGATCATATAATCGCAATCCATATCCCAATATTGAGATAAATTTGAAGACAACACAAGAAAATCGCTATCTATTAATAATGTTCTATCATAAGGAGTTAGCTCATACGCTGAATATCTATTAGCGTTGACAAATGGAATCATAGAATCATGATTGCCATCGAAAAGTCTTCTTTTGTTAGCAGTCTGAGGTTTTTCAACTATGATTATTTGTTCGAATACAGAGTTAGCAACATCATAAATCTTAGATTCTTTCATCCATTCTACTGTATGTTGATCTGTGACTAGAGATGCGGGAACATTTAAATTTTTCTTCGCTAGTCCTCCAGAAATTATCGACATCAGTGCGTAATCTACCGAAGTATTATTATGTGCGTAAATTAAAATACCTTTTTTCATTGCTCTAATAATTTTTCAACCGATCTACTTTTTTTTAATTTTTCAAAGTTTTCAAAATATTCATTAGTAGCTTCAAAGTATCTACTGAAAATTTCATCTTTAAAAACCTCTAGATTTTCTATCATTATAGGATTGTCGTTTGAATCTATTAAAACCACTCCATCAGATCGACCCTTATTGCACAATGTATCGACAAATGTTAACAAATTTCTGTCAATACGAAATAACCCACCATTATAACCATAGGTTAATTTGGCATCTATTTTTTCTTTAAGAATTTTTCTTTGTATCGAAAATGTTTGCTGATAGTTTGCAAACTCTAGAGCTTGTTTGAGTTGCTCGTGCATAATTTCTCCTAGATTATCTGCGCAGTTTATTTAGCGATGGATAATACGGAGAAATATTTTTATGCTGGGGCTACTGCTCCAACTGCTACCGTGGGTAGAGTTACTGTAAAAGTTCCGAATCCTGATGGAACCAATACTCCAGTAGCGTAAACTGCTGACACTGAAACTGAAACTGTTCCATCTACTTGATCGCCGGGCGGAGGACTTGGTTCTGGTCCGGGATCTACATAATTATCAACGAATTCCACTCTAAATTGACTAGCTGCTGCTGTACCGGAAGAATTACTAATTACATCAGTTACTCTGGCCAATAATCTATAAGTATTTGCTCCGTATGGGCTCGAACCACTTGTTGAATAATACTGTTGAAAAGAATTAGTTAATCTATACCAATTCTGACCATCTGAAGGAGAAGTTCCCGTTCCTGGATTATTTCCACCAAATGATTGAGTTCCGGCAGAACTTAAAATAGATGTCCAAGATGTATTTTGAGAAAAAACAGATCCCCCACTCCTAGAACTTGCTATTCTTATCTGCCCTCCACTATTAAAAAAATATCTGGCAGCATTAGAATTCGCCCAATACACATCGATGGTGCAAACTAATCTTGTGTTCCAAAATGATCCATAAGGTCCCGGCCATGTAGTAGAAGAAGGTGTGTAGGCATTTACAGCAGACTGGCCGGCACCTAATGCAAACTTATTTGTAATTAAACCATCAGCTAGTGTGTCATATGTTATAACTGGAGCATCAATTGCACTGTATCTAACTTTATCCGATTCAGAGGCAGTTACAATAGTAGGCATAGATCCATTTTGGTGAACATATGCATTAATAATATCGTATCTCAAATTTGCCCATTCATTGATAGATACTTTATTACCCACGGCTACAGCAGAACTATTTAAATTTTGACCATAACCGGAGTTGCCAGAACCTGTTCCCAGAATACCAACTACTTTGGTTCTTATGGAATTATAGTCTACATCTCTGATTATGTCATTAACAGGCATGGATATAACGTTTTATTTTCAGTTTATTTAAAACTTTAACTAGCACTGATACTAGAAAGTGAGTATGCTGGACTAGTGATAGTAAAATTACCCGTCGGTATCATTGTACCTGATGCTTTTAATTCTTCAACAGCTATAGTTATTGTTCCGTTTACTAAATCAGGGGGCGGCGAAGCTGGAAAATTATCAACATAAGCATCTGTTAAAATAACTTTCAAATATAAAACTGTAGCAGTTCCAGTAGAATTATTAGAAACGTTAGTCCTAGCTTGTAATCTGTAGTTATTAGCAGAATAAGGAGTCGTTAAAGATCCTTGATAATAAGTTTGGAAAGAATTAGTTAACGTATAATAATTTATAAAAGGATCTGTGTCGGCTCCAAAACTTCTCACTCCGGTAGCATTTAAAAAACTAGTCCATGCATTGTACTGAGGACTAGCAGTTCCTCCAGTTAAAGTTGTCGTTAATCTTATTTTTCCGCCGCTATTAAAAAAATATCTTCCCTGATCTGCTGTTGAAAATGTTATTGTTAATGTAAATTCTGCAGAAGTTGACCAGGAACCGGTAAATGTAGCTGAACCTTTAGATGAAACTATAGATTGATTGCCTGCGATTTGAAATTTATTAGCTATCGCCGTATCTAATAATGTATTATAATTAGTATTAGGAGAACCCGCTCCGTATCCAATCACGTCTCCCGAATTTACAGTAATAATGTTAGGCATAACACCATCTTGGTGCATTCTAATATTAACGATGTCGTATCTCAATGCATCCCACTGAGCTTTTGTGATTTGATTACCTGAAAATACATCCGCAGACTGAACTGTTTGGCCATAGCCGCTACTACCAGAACCGGTACCTAATAGGAGTTCTGCTTTATCCTGTATAGCAACAAACTGGGATGCAAATATTTGAGTTCCTGTTGTCATTTTATAAAATTATCGCTTCTATGATTTTTACACCAACGTCGTCGTTGCTTTCTAAAGCGATAGCAAACACATCATTAGCATGTGGGACTGCTGGCATAGCACAGCCATTATTTGCTGCTACTAATCTTTGGCCTTTTTTTACTGCTCCTGTGACTTTTACTGGAACACGACCTTTTAGTGCTACATAAACACCGCCTTCCAGATCTTTATTCATCATAAAAGCAGGATTAGCACTAATAGCACCTATAGCTCGATCTCCCCAAGAACTAGCTGTTATTTCTTTTTCTCCACCAACAGTTACTACTGTTCCAACATCGTAATCAGCATCTGGTAGATATTTCTCTGCTAGATCTGCATAACGAGCTGCTGTAGCTGTTCCTTGAAATATATTTGTTGTAATATTGCCGCTTGAATCTCTAGCAACTATACTGTATGCTGTGGCAGACAGACGAGCTGTTCTATATTTGGTGCTAGTAACCGCATTGTTCCATGCAGGATCTACTACTGCATCTGTACTATCAATAAAAGTTCTGTCAACTTTATCGGCTGTTCCAATAAACTGATTAGCTGCGATGTTTCCAGAAGTATCTCTAACAGGTATGGTTGCTACAGCACCTACAGGAACAGAGATAGAAGGATCCAAGTCTGTTAATTTCAATGCATTAGTTGCCGATGCAGATGAACCAGTTACAGATCCAGTCAATGTTCCAACAATATTTGCTCCAACATAACCAATTTGTTTAGTCGATGCATTTATCATTATCGTGTTATCATTAGCTAACACATTTCCTGTATGAACTCCAGTCGTATTACCTGTTACATTACCTGTTAAATTTCCTGTAAATGTTGTAGAAAATACATTGTTCCATCTAATTGTGCTACTGCCTACAGTTCCACCTAATGTATAAACGTTATCAGATCCAGGAATAATTCCCGATCTTGTAATAATAGCGACATCTCGTTCGTCGGTTGTTTCTGTTACAGTAATTCTAAATGTGATATCGTTTCCTAATCTATTCTCTACTATAACTTCATCGCCGTTTTCTACTCTAACTCTTAAATCATTACCATCGCCGACTTGGAATCCTGCATCGCTAAATCCAACTTCAGAAGTAAAATCATTTACTCCGACTCGAATGTATTGATCGGCCGCGAATCCACCTAGTTTGTTAGAATTTTCTGCAGTGCCCCACATAACAAAATCGTCTGTTGAAACCCCTGATATGGATTTAGCCAAAGTAAATCCTTTCTTAATCACTGAGAAATCTTCTATTGGATTCTGAGAATTATCTATAGTAAATGCAGTTTTACTAAAAATACCAACAACTTTATCATCTGCAATAACTTTTAGAATAGTATGTGGGCCAACTGCTGTAGAAACTGTGCCTTTTATTACTGCCGCTGTAACTGTTGAATTTCCTAAGTCGGGAGCAGATTCTGGTCCAATGAGTGTAAATTCTGTTCCGCTCCATGCATATAATTGTTTTGCAGAACTGTCCCACCAAAAATCTCCTGCTGACAATCCGCTAGGCGCTGTAGCACTAACTTCTGCACCTCCAGCAACTTTAAATTTAGATCCATCGTAATATTTTAATTTTTTGTTTGATGTATCAAACCATATTTGTCCTGTAATTACTTTAGGTGGTGCTGTAGTGTTTGCAAAATTTTCTAATAAATGAAGAAAATTTTCGTTTTGGACTTCACCGTAACCTGCATAATTTTTTCCCACAAGTCGCAGATCTGAAGAAGTATCAATAGTACCGTCTTCTACTGATACAAAAAATGTTCCGTTAAATTTATCTACTTGATATGCCATAGTTGTAAGTCCGTTATTATAATATCTTGTATTTATCAGTTCATAGAATTATCAAATTCTGCCTACTACTACTTCGATAATACCTTCTTCACCGTCAAAATCTTGAAGAGCTTTTCCTATAATCGCTCCTATTTGGGGATTTTCAACAGATTTTGCATAGCCGTTTCCTGCACTAACTATCATATCTCCCCGACGTATTGTTCCTCTAACTTTACAAGGGACTCTGCCCTGTAATGCTATTGATACAACATATTTTCCAGCAAGGGAACTGTTCATTAAGTAAGCAGGATTTTTTGATACTACTCCTGCGACTTTTCTAGTTTCTTCCTTAGCTTCTGTTAATTCATATTCTCCACCAAATTCTAATACAGTACCAACAATATATTCAGCATCGGCTAGATAATTTTCTGCTAGATCAGCATATTGAGCAGATGTGGCTGTACCTCTAAATAGACCAGATGTAGTAACATCATGTATGCCCATATCTAAGGGTTTGTTTAAACTCCAATTATTTCCGGCACTAGAATACATTAATGAAGCATTGGCACCATTGATATAAATTCCGGCTCCATTTGCTTCTGCTTGAGAAGTAGCATTACTAGCTAGATTTATAAGTTTATCTTCTATCGTTACTTCTGTAGAATTTACTGCTGTAACATTACCCTCTACTGTTAAATTTCCAGTTACGACCAAATTTCCATTAGCAGTGACGTTGCCTCCCGGAACTGCAGGAGTAATTACACTGGTTTCAACCGATGATCCTTTAAAAGTCGAAGCAAAAATGTTGTTAAATTTATAACCTGTAATACCTAAATTCGTAGTGTTATCACCTAATATTGCAGGAGCATTAGGTCCTCCTAATGTTAATGAAGTAGCTGCATTTACAAATGAAATATCAGGACCTGCAACTCCCATATCAAAATTTAAAGAACCGCTAGTTGATCTAATTGTGGGTGTAGAAGAATCTATAAAAAATCTTAATGCGCCCGAAGCACCGATAGATACTCCAAAATCTGCCACAGATAATGAAGATAGAGTTCCCAAAGATGTTATATTTGAAAATATTACCGACGGATTTAATGTAGATCCTGTCAAGGTTCCTGCTTCAGCGGTTACTGTTATATCACTAGTACCATCAAATGATACTCCATTAATTCTTCTTGGTATCGCTAACTGAGAAGCAGAAAATGCATTTCCAGTTAATTCGGCTCCTACAAATGTGTTGGCTTCGACAATGTTAAAATTACTTGTACCAGAAGTTGCATTGACATTACCAGTTAGATTGCCGACAAAATTAGCTGTAATTGTTCCTGCAGAGAAACCGCCTTCACTATTTCTAGCTACTACTTTTCCTATTAGGTTACTAGGAGTAGCATCTACTGACCATGTGATTTCCGAACTACCGTCAAAATCTGATCCTGTTAGATATGTTCCTTTAACCAACTTGTTGGTTGTGGAAGCCTTTATAGTAATATTTTGTTGTCCATCAAATGCTACATTATTAATAAATCTTGCAGTAGACAATTTATCTGCGCTACCGGCATTTCCTGTAATGTCACCTTTAATTTTAGCAGTATTTGATAAATTAATTCCTGCAACTAAAACATTAGAAAAACCATTAACTAAATTAGATGAATTTATTGTAAATGCTTCGGCTGTACAGATAGCAAAAATTGTATCATCGGTTTCTAAATAAATTACTGGTCTTGGATCTCCTGCACTGTCATCTAATGTTGCTGATCTAGCTTTGGTGCTACCGAATCCGGGCACCGCCTCTGGACCTATTTCTCTCCATCCTGTACCCAGCCATAATTTTAATTGATTTGCATTTGTATCTAACCACATCGCTCCTAGATTAGGATTGGTAGGTGCAGTATTTCTTAATAAAGCGTTGCCAATAGGATACCAGTTTATTCCATCATAAACATTGACTACTTTGTTAACAGTGTCAAACCATAATTGTCCAACTAAGGGTCTCGAAGGAGGAGAAATGTTTGCAAAATTTTCTAAAAGATAAACAAAGTTTTCGTTCTGAGTTTCACCATATCCTACATAATTTCTTCCCACTAATCCTAAACTAGTAGTAGTATCTATGGTACCATCTTCGAGAACTATTAATTGTTCTCCGTTAAATTTATTGATAATATAGGCCATCTATGCCGCTCCTAATTCATTATGGTGGTAATACTGTATCTGATTGCCAAGCCCATGATCCGGCAACCATTTCAAATATTTTGATAATTCTAGTTACAGAAACAGACGATCCAGCAATAGATGCCACAGGAAAAGATATATTCGTTACCGCAGCCGCTGAACTTCCTGTAATATGATCAGTGATAAATGCTGCGGTAGATATCGATGGAGGTAATGCATTGATATCCAACGATGTGCTGGCATTACTGATCAAATTACATAATATTTTAACTTTTGTTCCGTTTCTATATTGTGGTGTATTACCTCTGAAAACAGCAGTGTTAATATCTTCTGCTAATCCCGGACCCGTCGGTGCTGGACCATTTAATATATTGTCAATGATATATGTGTTAGATTTACCGTCTGATAAATCTATACTAAGAACAATATCTCTGGTTTCGACTACATTATCAACATATTCTTT